ATGAACGCTGCAATGTTTACTGGTAAAGTTGTTTCGGATGTTAAAGTAATTAACACAAAACATGGTTACCCCTTTTGTTATATTGCTTTAGATGTTAATGGTAAGATTCAAAATTTACTGATAACTGGACGGAAAGCTTTTAAATTTGTATATGAAGTTGAGAATGGTACTGGTTTAACCGTTGATTGTATTATTAATGATCGTAAGCAATTGTTTATTCAAGAATATAAGATTGACAGTCAACCTACTCTTTTAGGTCAATTATGGGATTATAAAGGTAGACGACTACCATTTAAGAAAACTATGTTTTAGAATGAATCAACTGTATTTATTTAAACTTATATTCTATACTTAGGAAATAAATTAATATAGTTAAAAAATTCATTCTTATAAAGTGGGGTATACAACTTGGAAAATACTCAATTAAAAATACTTACTAAAAAACATATTGATAATACTATTTTTATAGCAACAAATAAAAAAGATGTGCCCTTCAAAGAACTTGAGCTGATTTTAGAAGAAGAAATGTTTATTACTTTATCATTTATTGGTAGTGCTTTAAATAAAATAAATGGTACTGAAGAAGAAAATAAAATTATTCATGCTTTTAAATATGCTTGGAATGTCACAAAACATGCAAAAAAAGTTTATAGAATAAATGATTTTAACTATGATAAAACTTCTATTTTAGGACTTGGAAAAGTTGGTCAAATGCGCCTCGGAAATTATACACCACAACTCTTTTGGAAAGAACTGCCTTTTGAAAAGGGTGGTTTTGAAAATCATCACAAAAAATACATGGATAATTTATATAGTAAAGATATACCTGATAAATTAAATGAAATATATAGAATTATTGATAAATATTTATAGGTTCTTAATTATAAAATAAAAAAGCCACCTCAATTAAGAGATGGCTTTTTTCTATTTGTTTAGTTCTTTTTTGTCTAATATTATATAATCAAACGAGAGGGAGTTGTTAATATGGATAAAGATGAGAAATTGAGTTGGAAAGAACGCAAGGACCTTGTTATAGAAGCAGGTATAGCAAGTATTCCTACTGTTGGGGGTGCTTTACAAACTCTGTATTTTGGATCAAAAAATGAGAAAAGATTTAAAAGAATAGAAATGTTTTATGAAGAATTGAGTGACGATTTAGAATCTGTTAAGGAAATGTTACCAAATATTTATGATATACCCAATAGAGAAGAATTTTTATCTTTATTAGAATCAATAAACGATGAGGTTGAAAAAGTTAGCTCCCAATCTAAAAGTGGTAATTACCGAAAAGCATACAAGAATATTTTGTTGAATTCTAATAAACAATCGTTTGAAAATGAATCTTTTTTTATACAAATTTTACCTAGCTTAACAGAGCTAGAGATAAAATTTTTGTACTCTCTATATCAAAATAAGAATAATATCGGAAATCCTCAAGAATTTGTGAAAGGTTTTAGCTTCAGTATGGAGTTGGCTCAAGGTAGTTTAAATAGATTAAATAATTATGGTCTTGTTTCAAAGCAGATTAACGGTTTGTCTCTTGGAGGTAGTAATTCTGGTGAAGATGCTATATTTCAAATAAACGATTTTGGTTCAGAATTTATCATGTTTATCTTTGAATAATTCATATTTAATAGCAATAATCACAATAACTAGCCATAACCACCAGTACTTAATCAATAGCTCCCCCTGAGTTAGATGTATTAAATCGCTTAAGAATAACATTGAACCCCTCCTAAATAACCCTATCTCAATCAAGTGATAGGGTTAAGTTGTGTCTATTTAAATAATGCTTCGAATGTTCCTTGTCCTACTAGACCATCTACTTTTAATGCTTTAGCGCTTTGGAACTTTTTAACAGCTTTATCTAATCCGTCTCCGAATTTACCGTCAAAACCTTTTACGTCATAACCTTTACAAATTAATGCAGCTTTGATTAAACGAGTAAGGTTACCATTTGCTCCTTCACGAACCGTGATACAAGCATTTTTTGTTTTTGCTCCCCATAATCCATCAACTTTAAGTCCTGCATTAAACTGGCTGTTCAATTCCATTTGTAATGCTTTAATCAATGCTTTATTTGTTGCGGAACCAGCTAAATTATCAACAATTAGTCCCCCATAAAACCAACGATTCAAGAACATCTGAACACCAGCAATTGATTGAGTTTCTGTTGTTGTTCCTGTAATTGCTGGTTTAGTTGTAGGAGTAGCTTTGTTTGTATTTCCACCACCTGCAGCTTTGAATCCGTCCACATCTTGTTCCAATAACCATCCAGTAGCAACTTTACCTTTACCAATTAAATAAGCTTTTTTAGAGCGTGATTTAGAAACTGGCATAGAAGCTAATACGTCGTAAACTTGGCCAATTACAAATTTAGGAATAGTTGAACCCGTTTCCCAATGAGTTGCTTGCTTGCCAACTTTAACGGTTTTTCCATCTGGTTGAGGTGTTACTGCATTTGGAACTGTTGCAACCGGATCAGATACTCCTTCGTTTTTAAGCATTTCTTCAACTGTTTTACCTAGTGACATATACTTAGCAACCTTAGTGATAAAGTAATCCTTAACAGCATTTATTGATTTACCGTGCAAATCCCATGAACGATGTGGACACGACGTTGAAGAAAATTGGCTATGCAATCGAATTGTGTCGCGATTTGGTTTCAATCCATAGTAATGGAAATCTTCTGCTACTTGTCGTAAAGTCATATCTTCATTTTTAATAAATTCTTTATCAGAAATGATTCCGTAGTAACTTTGTACAACTTCATACCCTAGATACCAAGCATTTCCTTCGTTGTTAGCTGTATGCCAAGCTTTATTATTAGTATTATCTGCTCTTAATATAGCAGAACTGTTAATATAATATGGGGCAAACCCTAAATTTAGTTGTCCGTTATTTTTACGAGTAATTAGCCAAGGAGTGTACTGTTGAGGTGTCATTGCGCCGTAATCATTATGAATAACTCCTCCTTTTGGGTTACCTGGACGTTTACCCGCTTTTCCATTTACGATATCATCGCGATTAAGTCTATTTACAGTACCCATTATTTTCCCTCCTCTTTCAATTCAATTACTCCAACTTTGGTGCTGTTGAATGCATCATTCATAGCTTTTACGGATGCTTCAATTAAGTTTTGTAATTCTGCATCTGTGATATTTATTTTATTTTCATTTAATAATTTGATTGCTTCTTTTCGAGCGTTGGCCAACTTGATTGCACCATCTTCATTTTGCCAAATTTGTTCAGCAGCGTTGACAGCAATATCTACTAGATACTGTTTATTTGCTAATTTCTCCGTATTTCCTAACTCTTTTAAATAATTAACAAGCTTAGTAGTTAACCATCCGACTAAAGCGACTACAACTGCAGCCATTCCATTAAATAAAGCATCTTGTATTGCATCCATTATTTATCCCTACCTTCTTTTAATTTGATAATAATTTGTTCTAAATTAAACTTGTCTTTTTCCATGTCTTCAATAATTGTTTCTAATTTCTCGTTTTTGCCTTTTTCCAGTTCCAATTCTGTATAAGCTTCTTTTAGTTTTTTATCTATTCTTTCAATTTCTTTATACGCTCGATCCAGTAAATCAATATTTGTCTTTTCTTTTCCGCTCTTACGTGTAAAAAATGCAGATAAAAGACCAGCAGCTCCTCCTCCTCCAATCAATAAAACAAGTAGTTGTTCAAACGTCATAGTTATAGTCTCCTTTCAAAGAGACCCTCAAACAAGCCACGAATACAAAAAACATGAATGTATGATAAGGGTCTGGATAACCTGTTCCAAAAGCGAATGTTAAGCTAACTATCCATAACCCTCCCCATATGGCGCTTAAGATCCAGATTGACCACTCTTTTAAATGCTTATTGTTTAACAACAAACCTATTAGTTTTATAAGCGCTGCTATTAACAAAATTAAGCCAATCCATCTTCCGGGTAATCTACTCAAATAAGGTTCTGCATGTGCGGTTAAATAATCAGCAAATTTAAACAAAAAAGATCCATGAAGAATGCTGGTAAATGCAACCATAAACCCCCAAAAATCTGATGGTCGTTTGTTTTTAGCTACAATCAATTCTCTTTTTAATCTTGTATTTTCCATTTCTCACCTTCCTTTTCTCAAATTAAAAAGAGCAACCATTTCTGGCCACTCTTAGGTAATATAAAAGGTAGCCGAGTTAACGACTACCTTTGTTAGTTTTTAAAACTTATTTAGATATTTTATCTTCTATCCTCTTTATGACTAGATCAAAATCCCTTAGCGTTTCATTATACACATTTGAGAAGTTTTCATTTTCAAAAAACTTTTTTTCTTCAGACGAGTCTACAATTTTTTTCAACCTTTCACATTTACTCTTTATATCTTCTCCTAAACTTTCTAACTCTTCATAATGATAATGATATTCAGACGGCCTCATGTGTTTCTTTTGTGACTGTAGTTTCACGATTTCTTCAATAATCCAATAGGTAGACCGGTACATATACTCTTTATTTTGTGATTTAATTTCTTTGAAGTTATCCTTAAGTTTCATAACCACTGACTTATTTTCTCTCAATTGAATATTGAAACTATTAAATGTTGCATCATAATTAATAGCTATTGATTTACTAGATAGTCGGTTAGCTTCATCTGACCTTTTATTCGCTTCACTAGATATCTTATTGGCTCTCCAAGCGAAAAATACTGCTACTATAGCAATTGAAAAAGTGAAAATGTCTATCGAGTTACTTAAAATCCAACTTATTATTTTTTCCAAAATATTATCACACCTCTTTTTACTAAGTATAACAATACCTTTTAAAAAAAGTAGGACTATTTTTTATTCTGTTACAGAAGCCTCAGCAGCCATTTCATCTTCAACTTCATAAACTAAAGCAGTGAATTCAGCAATATCTCGTCTGATTTGAGCTTTGTTAGCCTCGTATAAGGCAGCGTTTTGTACATATTGATTGATACTTCCTACTCCTGTATCACTAGGAATGGTAGCCGTAAGTTGCATTACATTTTGTTCATTGATCATTGCATTTCCTGTAAGTGTGATTTGTTTAGTAGTTTTTAACATAATAATTTCCTTCTTTCTATTTTTTTATTTCATTAGTTATTTATTAGTGAGATAATCTCCTTATCAGCAAGTGGCCTGCTGAAATAATTTATAAAGAGGTGATAAATATGGCAAACGTTTACCAAATTCCCCATAAATATGATATGTCCAGATATCATCAAGTAGATACAAAATCACCAGTTAAAACAGCTTTTCAAATTGGTAGTAATTCAGAACTTAAAGTAGTTTCGCTTCACGAAAACGGTCTGGTTACTTTCTCTGATGAAAAGCAACGAGAATTTTGGAGTAGTAGACCCTTAACGGATAACGGAGACAGAACGCTTTCTTTTAACGGTTAAATTTGTATATTCCATTAGAATAAATTTTTGAGTTTTTACCATTTATTAATGCTTTTTTCTTTAACACGACCTTCACGGCTACCCCAATAGCTGTGAGGGTTATTACTGTTTTTAACATATTATTTTTCCTCCTCTTTCATATCTTCTTTAGCTTCAAAAGCTTCTTCTAACAATTCCATTAATGTTTCAAAATCTTCGTCTCTCAACGCTTCTTTACCAGTAAATTCATCTTTTTCTAAAGCATCAAAAAAGGACTTGATTTTAGATTCATGTTCCACCAAATCAATTCCGATCACTTCTTTATTCAATTCTTTTGTTTGCTCATTGGCTTTCTTTTGAGCTTCTGGGTCATCTTTGTATTTATCCAACCAAATTAATTTTCCATTGTTTTCAGCAAAAGTACCATCGTCTTTTTTCTTGAAATAATCCGAACGTATATCATCTAAATCTTCTAAAAATTCCTTGTTTTTTGCACTCAATGTTTTTTGAAGTTTACCTTTACCACGTCTAGCTTGACGCCCTTGCACCGTGATATTTTCTAACGCGTTATAAACTGGTACTATTTCACTATTTTTTAATTTGATTGTTTTCATAAATTTAAACAGCTCCCTTTAATGTTTTGATTTCTTTTTCTAACACTATTATTTTATTTTTCATTTGCTGAACTTCACTATCTACTTGAATAGCTATATTCATAGCATCGTTTGCAGTGGAATTAGCTGTTGTTGCTAATGAATCAATCGCGATTACTTTTTGATCTAGTTCTTGAACTCCTTTAACTAAATAAGCAGTAATATGACTATCGTATATTCCTTTACCATCTACAGTAGCAACCATTAGACTATCTTCAGCAATAAAACCCTTTTCGATTTCAAAGATACCTTGATTCAACTTATCAATTTTGTTATAAGAAACGGGTCTTAATTGTCTTATGTTATCTAGTCCTCTTTCTAAAGGAACAATATTCGTTTTCGTATCTCGAGAAGATTGTTTAACAAAATCACTCGCTACAAAGTTGTATCTAGTGCCATCTGCTGCGCCAGAAACGACTGCTCCAGTACCTTGTGGTGTAATGTATATATCTCTCGCTCCATCACGAGGAGTTGAAATAGAATTACCAGCAATTCTTAAACTTATACCGGTTGGATGACGCGTTTCATATCCTCCAGATATTACTGTCCCTGTAGCTGTACTATCACCGTATTTAGAAACAATGAATGATCCAGTAGATCCGTGGAAAGCCGTCATGTTTTGCCCTTCAGCTTGTAAACGCATGTTTACTCCGCTTAAATCCTGCGAAACGAATTGGATGTATTGATATGAACCTGGTCCACCACCAATTAAATGTAATGCGGTATTCTTAGAAGTTCCTGTATTACTTGCAAAAGGTTGCAGCAACAATCCCTCGCTTTGATACTTTAAATAACGACCTTGTGCGCCATTTTGGAATCTGATTTCTCCTTGCATGAGTTGCAATAAATCACCTGTAGACGGGTTAGTGAAGTTCATAAGACCTGTATTTAAATTCCATGTCGAACTAGCACCAGATACTGTACCAGATGTAATACTGTTTGCATTAAAATTAATCGCATTGAAATTAGCAAAGTTAGCTGTGCCACCAGTTATTTTATCAGCTGTAATGTCTATTGCTTTAACCGAGCTGATAAAAGAAGACTTAACAGTCAATTTTTGAACGACTGCATCATTGATAAAGACTTTGTCAAATAGTCCTGCATCAGCTTTTATCATATCAGTAGTGATAGCATCCGTAATCAACACTTTATTTCTTATGGTTGGGATATCTGCATAAACGGCTGATAGTGTTTTAACATCCAAAATATCTACAAATGCACTAGTCATCGTTACATCGCCATCTAGCTGAATCCTTTTACCTTGTAATAGAATCCCTTCAGTAGATACATTGATTTGACTGATTAGCTTACCCGATTCAGCTATTTTGTCCCACGCCAGCCAAGAACCATCCCCATTACTGATTCTTTGGAATACGCCATCCCCAGATGAAAAAGTTTGGGTGATAGCACCACCACTTGAATCATCCCATGGTACTTTTGTAGTTAATTGCCCATAGCTTGCAGAACCATTAATAATACCTACTGTTGTTCTTAGTTTGAATTCTTCGACTGTTTGCTTTGGATAATTTGCATAATACCAGCTAGGAAATTGATTGTCATACCTAGTATCTTTTACTGTCTTATCTGATAAAATAGCTTCTGTGACATCACCTTGAACAACCCTTAGGTTAATAGCACTGTCTAGTTGAGTCATTTTACTGTTATAAGTAGCTGATTCAACTTTCGTACTGACTTGAGTAGCCAATTGAGTGACTTGAGATTGGTTTGCTTTAGTCCCTACAACTGTATTGATTCCATTTACAGTTGCTTCTAAAGTTGTGAATTTCTCAAGCGTTGCATTACCAATATTATTGATTCCTTGCGGTACTCCATTGATTACCTTACTAGCTATTTCAGCATATGGTGAGTCAGTTGACACTCCTGAAATCATTTCTATTCCTGAACCTTTACCAATTCCAGCAATTCCTAATAACGCAAATGGTGACCTATGAATGGGTGTTTGAATCTGAGTACCTGTACCACCAATTCGTTCCAAAGCGATTCTCAGACGACTGGTCGTTATATTTATGGCATCATAAGAGGTTAATATAATGAATACCGAATCATCCAATCCATTTAGCTTGTCTGCTAGTTGGTTTTGTGCGATGGTATGGTCACCACTATATATGTCGTAAGTCCCATCAAACACAGTTGATAAATCTGTCCTTCTTAGAGTTGTAACCCTCAAACCTATATCATATGAATCATAAATAGTTTTACCATTTACCATTAAAATTCGGTTAGCCATTCTATTCCAACCTGTACCCCTTATATAAATATCACCTTCTGCCATTTTGGTATTTAAATCTGTACTAACTTGTGTAATTAAAGTGCTTAAACCATTAGCTGTAGCATTTAGGGTTGTTTCATTTACATACTTTTTAGCAGCAACCAAGCTGTCTACCTGAGCTGAAGTTAATCTGGCAGCAATAGCTGTTGAATTAGCAGATATTTTCAACTCATGCTGATCTACTACTCCACTAATGGCATTTACTTGTGTTCTCTCAGCTTTAAAACCAACTGTCTGAGTTAATGCATCATAACTAGTTGTAAGACTGTTTACGTTATCCGTAGCTGATTGAGCTTTTGTTAACGCATCGATTGCATTTACTTTGGCTGCATCCACATCCACTCTCATGAATCCAGCATCTTCGATTGCTTTATCTGCTTTTAGTACTGCAGCATTAGCCGAATTAGTAGCTGTAAGGACGTTTTGATTAACAATGAGTAATTGGTTGTCGAATTCTTGTGCTTTGGCTTCTGTGTATTGTTTGGCTTCTTGCTTGGCTGATTCGAAGTCTCGTTCTGCTTTGGTTCGGTCGAGGTCAGCTTGTTCTATTGCAGCTTTAACTTCTTGGCCAATAGCATCCATTCGATTATTAAAAGGATGGGGAATCCAATTAGCAGACTCTTCATTCCATATAAACATGCCACCTTTGTTGTCAAACCAGACATCACCTTCGTTGTAGTCACCTTCTGGCTCATATTCACTGTAAATCATTTTTTGACCTAACTGATTGATAATCACGTGTGCAATTGACTTATCTACAGAATTTTTAATATTCGTTTCTACAACTGAGATTGTATTTTGCACGGATCCAGTAAAGTGTTCTAAGGCATCCCCGACAAAGATTTTGATGTATCTATTGTTAAAACCATCATACTGATATTTTGTCATACGAATCAGCATATCTACATCGTGTTTTAAATACTTAAGGTTTAATTTATCACCTAAAGCCACTTCAGTTTCATCGACAATATTCGTATCTAACTCAATCGTTCTTGATGGCTTATCAATGTTTTCAGTAGAAAATTTAAGGGTTAACCAGTTTTTCAATTCTTGTTCTGTGCGTATATCGTTATTTGTAAATTGTTGCTCGAATACAATTCCGCTATAAGCATTAATCAATGGGCTATCTACCGTAGTTTTAATTCTTTTAGTTAGTTGTTTCCCATCTGGTCCGTCTTCCGTCCATTCTGACTTTCCGTGAACACGAGTAACAATTCCTTGAATGGATTCTTTATCTACAAAATCAGTTATGTTTTTCTTTTCGTATAGCAATGCATCTGTATCTTTACCAAGCCGACTAACCAAGCGGATGTCATAACCATTAATGATTATTTCGCCACTCCAACGATTTACGATTCTTTTAAAAACTTCTAAAGCATCGTATAGCTGATTAGGATCTTCTTGTGCATCCGTTTCATCTCTCACACTAAAATCATGAGCGCTTAAAATATTAGAAGTGAAAGAAAATTTTGTACCTAGTAATAAATTATTTATAAACGCATTTAATGCTGATTGACCACTTGAATTGCTTATTTTAAAAGGTTTTATTAGCTTATTCCTTAAATCTGCATACAACAAAGGCCACGCTTCAAATTCAACGTAGCCTAGTCTTTTGTTTACATCCATGATTCTAAATGGCTGCATCCCATCAGGAGTATGAGCTTTAATGATTTTATCTTTTTGAATTAACTTATACCGGTTATTTTCATCCAGTGGATGTTTTCCAGTGACAAAAAATTCATCATTAATTGTTCTGTCTACAGTTACTTCATACGCTTTTGGAAAAGATTGGCCGTTGTATATGAAGTCTGTAGTTGTACTTTCATACAAGTAAATTATAGCCAACCCCACCTTTCTACTAGTTCAATATTCGTAATTCCTGGACCTAGGGTTATTTTCAAACTGCTATCTTCTGGTAACTCAAAAAAATCACCCCTCATAACGCTATTGATAGGTGAATTGTATTGATCATAGATATTCTGCTCTAAAGGTTTATTTTCAATAATGAGTTTAGTAATGATCTCTTTCAAATAAACCGTTTGGCTACCTATCTTTATAGACGTTTGCACGTTACTATTTCCATTAATAATAATCTTTGGATACATTGGTGCATTGGTATGATTGACTATTGTAGAACCATTTGTGTACACCTTTGTTTTTTGTTCGATCTCATACCCAAAAGGATTCGTCATAAATGTAATGGTTATTCTATAGCCTGCAATATTATCAATTACACTATGGCCAATGTCTACATCTAAAATCTCATAAAAGACATCTGGCTCATCTGCTGCAATCAACTGACCGCTATCCTTTGCCCATAGTTTGATTCTTCTCATGTCCTTTAAACTTGCTGTTGGACAATAAAGCTCGTAAATTTTTTCAATGGGTGACCAAGCATTGACAGTTTCTTTAATGGCACCTGTAGAGTAATCTGTTTCAATCAATTTATTTTTCTTTTTTGCAAAACGAAAACCATCATTCACTTCTACATAAACAGGAAAAGGAAAATCAGCTGTTGATTTCCCATTTACCTTTAATGCATTAATTCCTATCAGCTTAACCACCCCCTTTCATACTCATAATGCTTCCACGGTTAAAATTGTGGTTCATTATGCTATCTACTTCGTCGTAGATACTTCTTCCAACTTCTCTACCATCCATTTGAATCACTTGTCCTTGTGCAACTAACTGTATTAGTGCTTGCAATAAATTGTTCGTTTCACTCATGTCAACCTTACTTCCGCCACCTTGTTGATCTAATACTTTAGTACGTTGCCCTTGCGAAATAGGTGTGATGCTTACTTTCCCTTTAGCAATATTAAATATTTCTGGACCTGCTTCACCAACTAAACCAGCATAGCCATCATAAGCATTTTGAATCGTTCCACCTTTTGCAAATTTAGGAATCATATCCAAATATTGTTTCAACTGATCATTACTTCTTGCAGATGTTTTAAAGGATTGTCTGCTTGGCCATACACGAGTACCTTTTGGTAAATTATGCAACTCATCAGTTGATCCTGACACACCAAAGCTTCCAGAAGGTGTTAAATAAGGTTCACGCTTTCCACCATCACCTAACTTGAATGTTCCATCATAAGGCGTTGCTGGAGTACCAGTTGCAAATCCTAGCCAGCTTCCTGCTTTTTTAAAGAAACCAGTAATTGTAAATGACTTATCTTTAGCAGCATTTTTTGCGCTATCTATTTGTCCTTTAACTTTTGGTGCATTAGTACTAGCAGTAATATAGGGAGATTGAGTGTTTAATATTTTCGCTGCACTAGTGGTAGCATTTAGATTCCCTTTAGTGCTATTTGAGTTATCTGTTACCGGTATATAAGGAGCTTGATTATTTAACGTTTTTGCTGAACTTGTAGTCTTATCCAAGTTACCTTTTGTTTTCCCTGAGTTATCAGTTACTGGAATATAAGGAGCTTGACTATTTAAGATAGTAGCTGCTGTTGTTGCATACTTAAGTTTACCTTCTGTTATTGGAGCATTTGTGCTTGTTTTAATAACTGGTAATTTACTACCTAAAATATCAGCAGATTGAGATGTACTATCTACCTGACCTTTTATAGCAAGAGTATTAGAGGAAGCTAAAATATTTGCATATTTTAGTTCTGGTACCTCATTTATAGCAATTTTTGATTGTCCAGCTACTTCTGGTGCATTTGTTGAAGCTACTACTTTTGCTTCTTTAGGAACCCAGGTAGTACCATTCCAAGTATAGGAAGCTTCTGCACCTTTTACTGCTTCTTCTGAAGAGTTACTTGTAACAACCATTTGTTTTTCTTCAGGTGTTAATAAGTTCCACAAGCCTGTTGATTCCAACGCAATCTGTGCTGCACGTCCAGCATTAGTTGAAATAATCATTTCTTTTTCGGTAGGAGTTAAGTTTTCCCAAACACCTGTATCAATCAAAGCTTGTTTGACTGTTTCAGGTGAATTACTGTTCAAAATTGCCATTTTATCTTCGTACTTCATACTTTCCCAATCATAATTGGCTTGTAAGAAAGATGTAGCTACTTGCCCAGCATTTGTTTCAACATCTGCAAATTGAGTAGGGAAATCCATTTCCCACCACTTACCATTTGCCATTAATGCTTCCATGATTTTTTCTTTTGCATTGGTATCTAATTCAGCGTTTTGCATAATGAATTGGAGATTATTCCAACCCTCTTCAGATTCACTAGCCTCAGTGATAACTTTATCAAGATTGGTTGTAACTTTTCCTGTTTTTTCATCTAGGATCATACCATTCCAAGTGTCATTAGCTTTTCGTACTTCTTCACTGGCATCTTTAGAGGACTCTGCCATATACTTATTCGATTGAGCTATTTGTTGATTGTTTAAGTCTAATTGAGCTTGAATCTCAGAATAGCTTAAGCCCATATCAGCAAGGATTTTTTTTTGTGTTTCTAACGGAATATCTCCACGTTCTTGCCAAACTTTCAAGTATTCCATACCGATTTCTGATAAGTCACCTATTTCAGAAGCGTTTAAAGCAGCCATCGCATCGTTGTATTGTTCTCTGCCTAAAACACCACTAGTTAATTGTTCCTCAAGTAACTTAGCTTGTTTGTCATAACCCTTTTGTATAACTGTTGCTTCATCGTTTAGCATTTCTGTTCGTTGTCTTAATTGTTCAGTAGAAAAGGATCTCAAATCTTCGGTCATCACGGCTTGAACTTTTCGTTGCTCTTCTGCACTCAATTTAAGAGTTTCACTTCTTATTTCAGCTAATCTTGAATGATAATTTTCAATAACGATTAACTCTTCATCCGTAACAGATCTATTTTCAGCTAACGCATTTTCATAAATACCAGTGATGGCTGCTTGAATAGTGTCTATTTCTTCAACCAATTTAGATTGTTCTGCTACACCTGCTGTCATTGAATCTCCAACAATCTTTCTTACAGATTCTGGTAACCCAGCAAGTCCTTCCTCTGTTTCAGATATGGTTTCTTTTATATCTTCTTTGATACTACCTGCCATTTCTGAATAAGCTGTTATTGCTCTACTTGTACCATCTTCAACATTAAAAGCCATTAAATCAGTAGCAAGTCCTGCTTCATCAGATAATGTTTGAAAATCATCAAGTGCTTTATCAGCTTCTTCACCGATATCAGAACCCCATTGCTTAGTTCTTTCCCCAGCTTCATAAGCACCTTCACCCCAAATTTTCCAAGCACCATAACCAGCACCGACTGCTAAAGTTATACCTGCTATCCAGGGTAATGCGGCTCCTAAAGCTAAAGTTAAACCACCAACACCACCTGCTCCACCTGCTCCTGCAGCTGCTAAAGCCAAATCATCAACTGATCCTACTGCAACTTTAGTAGCTAATGACGTTTGTGAAAGAGATGCTTTTAAGCCCCCATAAACTTTTGTAGATGCGCCACCTAATTTTATTAAAGTACCAACACCTTGTCCCATGCTACCGATTGCAGATAACATTGGTCCAGCAGCAGCAGCTAAAGCTAACCATTTAATAATGGTTTGTTGAGTCTCATCATCTAATTCATTAAACGACCCAACTAACTGTGTGATTTTTTCTGCTATTTCTGTTACAGCTGGAGCCAAAGCTTCGGTCAATTCTATTCCGGCGGTTTCTAAAGCACCCATCATTTCATCAAGGGTTCCGGCAACATTATCTTGCATAGCTGTTGCCATCTTTTCTGCAGAACCTGTAGAATTTTCTAAGCTTTTTGATAGAGCATCAACTTTTCCAGAACCTGCATCAACTAGAACCATCATTCCGTTCATGGCTTCTTGACCAAATATAGTAGCTAATGTTGAAGCCTTTTGCTCATTTGTCATTCCAGCAAGTCCATCTTGTAATTCAGTAACAATTTGTGACATTGGTTTAATTTTACCTTGTGCATCAAACATTTGTATGCCAAGATCACTCATTAAATCAGATGCTGCACTTGTTGGTTTTGCAAGACGTGTTAATGCACCACGTAATGTAGTTCCGGCCATCGAGCCTTTGATTCCTGCATCAGACATTATACCGATTGCTGCAGCTGTATCTTCAAGACTTAATCCTAAATTGGCTGCAGGAGGAGCTGCATATTTAAGTGCCTCAGCCATATCTCCCACTTCAGCATTTGTATCTGCTGCTGCTCGTGCAAATACATCTGCAACATGACCTGCATCTCCAGCTTCAAGTTTAAATGCATTTATTGCAGTTGCTGCTGCTTCTGAAGCTAATGCAACATCTCCTCCTGAAACGGCTGCTAAGTCAAGAACACCAGACATAGCATTCATAATTTCTGTAACTGTAAAACCTGCACTGGCCATATTTTCCATACCAGCTGCAACTTCAGATGCACTAAAAGCAGTACTGGCTCCTAGTTCTTTTGCTTGTTCAGTTAATTGAGATAACTCTTCTTTAGTTGCATCAGCAATAGATCCTACACGGCTCATTTGTTGTTCGAACTTAACACCCGCTGTTAAAGCTGCTGTTCCCATTGCAATTAAAGGTAACGTTACTCCAGTAGTTAATGTACTACCCGCTGATTGTATTCCTCTAGAGAATGTTTTAACTTTATCTCCTACAGTGGTTAACTTTGCAGATACATCTGCTAAGTGTCCGCCGTTCTTAATATACTCTCTATTTAATGCTTGCATTTCATTAGATAATTCACCCATGCTAATTTTTGCAGCATTAATTTTACCAGGCATCTTATCTAATTCTTTTGTATATTGTGATTGATCTTTTTCAAGCTTGTTTAAATTAGTAGCTAATTCTTTCGTTTCTTGCTTAGATTCTTGCCAAGCTTGTTTCGCCTTTTTCGTTTCTGTGGCATTTAAACCTGAAGCTTTAGCAAGCTCACGATATTCTTTTTCTAATCGATTAGTGTCTGCTTGAGATGATTTTAGAACTGCAGCTGATTCCTGCCATGCTTGTTTCGCTTTTTTGGTTTCAGTAGCGTTGTACCCCAAAGTTTTACCTAATTCACGGTATTCCTTTTCTAAACGATTGGTTTCATTCTGTGTCGTTTTTAACGTTCCAGATGAATCTTGAAATGCTTGTTTTGCTTTATTCGTCTCAATCGCACTATTACTAGTTGTCTTTGCGAGAGTACGGTATTCCTTTTCTAAACGATTGGTTTCACTTTGAGAAGATTTTAAAGCGCTAGTAGTACTTGTAATTTCACGTTCTACTAATCCAAGAGACGTTGTAAATTCCTTTTGAGCATTACTTAACGTCTTCAGTTTATTTTTTTGAACATCATACTCACGATCTAAACTTTTTAACTGTGTTTGGAACTTATCAGCCGACGATGCACCTTCACCAAGCTCTAGAATGGCTATTTTAGTTTCTTGTGACATTAGACGGGCAGCAGAACCTGCAGATCGTAAATCATCTTTATATTGGTTTACACCTTCAGCTGTTAACCGGACACCCAATTTTCTCAATTCTCCGGCCATTAATTCACCTCCACTCTATAAAAAGTCCACACCCAACATCTCGTCCGGTATGTCATCTTTCGATTCTTTTTGATCCTTAAATAACAAATTGATCATGGTTGAAACTCCAACTACATCATGTTCAAATAAAAATTCATCTCGTGACATATTGAAATACCTTCTACACATCGTGTATAGGAAGTCCCAATCTACATCTAGCGTGCCTTCCTTGTTGCTAGTGCCGCTTTTGCTTTTTTTGCTGCTTCTTTTAGATCCGCCTGAAAGGCAATATCGAAAAAATCGTTATAGAACTTAACAACGCTTTTTGGAGTCGTATTTTCCATTACTTCTTCATAAGTCACATCTAGACCATTTGCTTTCATAACTGAAGTAGTAAATTTGGCCATTGCAGCATTGCTACCATTTTGTAACTCTTTATCAAATTCTGTTTGATTCATTCCAAATAAACTATCCATATAAATCCAAACTGCATTATTAACTTTATAATCACGTTCTTCACCTGTGATATCTGATTTGAATGATTTCAATGTATTATTAAAAATGTTACTCATCATTTGTTCCTCCTAATTTGAATTAAAAAAAAGAGGCCCTTAAAGGCCTCTTACTAATTATTAAAGCTGTGGATCTACTGCAGTTCCTGCAGTTAAACGACATAAATCTAAAGATGCTTTATCGTAAAAACCAAGTTCTAACAATTTGTTACGATCAAATACAGCTGCTACTTCAGGTTTACGTAAGTCAGCCTTAGCATAAATACTATTGTTAACATCATCATCCGAATCAGCTATAGCTGGTTGGTAAACTAAAGCATTTCCTACAACATTGTATGCTGTAACTTGTGCTTCTTTATTTTCTGTTTCAGTCGATGGGTTCAATCCGACTGGTTCTAATTGGCATTTAGGAACGTTTATAATAACTTCTTTACCATTTTCGTCAGTCATTGGGAATGCAAACCGGAAAAACTTGCGAATTGGATTAGAGTTATATCCATAAATACCTTCTGCCAATTTAACAGCCCCTGTTGACCATTCTGCAAAACCTTCAGGTAAATAAGCAGCATTTAATGTGATGGTTAAATCAGATACTTTTCCTAAATCAGAATGTTTTTTATTTGATAAAAATAAAGGATTAGACTCGTAAGTCATTTCTGTTTCTGCAGATTGAAGTGAAGGTACTACCTCTGTTCCTGTTTCTTCATCATAAACTGGTGCTTCCGTTTCCGTTTCTTCTGTAAGCATCTTCTGGAAATATCCATCACCTAAACCTGTCATTAACGTTTGTTTAACTGTTTTTACCATTGTAATTTCCCCTTTCAAATTAAATAGCCGATGATTAATTAATCACCGACTACAGTTCTTCTAATATCTTCGATTACTTCATTTTCCGATTGATCAGCTGCAGGTCTTAAATGTGGTTTGGGATAGTCTTTATAAGTTCCAATTTCATGAAAGTACAAATGGAGGTTAGGCCTTGGAGCCCATCCAATTAAACGATCATTACTTTCTTTCTCAAACATTATCCCTTCTAAACCAGCACCTGTTTTATTCAAACCTTTAGCTCTTGCAATTCCTTTGGCAGCATTAACTATTTTATTAGCCCCACTATCCATTGCTTGAGGAAGTCTTTCCACACGATTGATTGCTTCATTAATATCTTTATCCGGACCATCTTCACTACCAACAAGTTCGCCTTTAAATTTCATTTTCTCACTTCCAAAAAATAATGATAATTCGGATATCTTGTAGTGTTATTTTCGCTAATCACTTCTAACCAGTTAGTTGTAATCAATCCATTTTGTTCTAATTCAGATTCAATTTTAGATAACATAGTTTCCTCAGCTTCAACATCTATAGGAACGTCAGAAAAAACATCAATTTGATACCATATATTTTTTAACCCTTTTTTATTACTTAAACGAGTAGAATAATTATCTCCTAGCGTATAACGAATATACGGAAAAGTTTCAACGGATCCTGAACCATAAAAATATTTATAACCACTAGCTTTCAGAATTATATTAATTTCTTGCTTGAGTGTTATTGGACCCACCTTCTTTCGCTAAGAGCATTTCTAACTCGTCATTCGTAAAATCAGGAAACACTTTTAATATATCAAATAGTGTTTCTTTCTCGTTATTAAGAATAGCGGTCATACCTGAGTGAATATGCAAATTTAAAGGGATTAAAACTTGTCTCTCAAGTTCAATCCCTTTATTACCAAATTCAATTTTATCTTGACTGTGTATTCCTTTTAATCGAAAAAAATACCAGCCTAACTCTTTCAGTTCATATTGTCCTGGAATGACAGTATTGAATTCATCCTTTTTGTTGGTTTTCTCAACAATAGTGATAATTCCATCATTATAGGCATTTTGAATACGGTTATTGCGTAATTGTTTATGAAGCACTTGTATCACGCTCCATAGCCAATTTAAATCCAAATGAATTCAAATCTGGCAAGAAGTTTTGATAAAACAGCTCACTTGCATTTGCTCTTACATATCTAGCTCGATCAAATACAAGCATTTTCCCTGTTCTGTCTTTAGTAATATCAAAATCATCAGAATGTTCTATAACGTATTGATAAGCGTTCGTTAAATTATTTTTGAATACTTCATCAGATTCAACGCCTAATCCTGACTCTTTCACGTAAAGTTCTTTATACTCTTTTGTGATTTCAGCTGTGATAGGTACCAAAATACCACCTCACTATTCTTTAATTGGTTCTGTTCCAATATATTTCTCATCTTGTAAAAACTTGATACGTTCCGGAGCAACTTCTCTTTGAGTTGCTGGAAAGACTTTAAATTCTCCAGCCGCAGTATAGTGACGACCTTTCTTGTGTTCCCCTGTTTTTAGTTTGTCTTCTGTATCAAAGAAACCTTTTAACACTTTAAATTTTTCCATTTTAATATTCCTCCTCTTAAACTTCTGGGTCTTCTACAACAACAATAGGGTTAATAGTATCTTGTTTTACTAAAACTGCATCAGCTTCAGTTGCTGGGACAGTTACTCCTGTAATACTAGATAGATCCAATACGATAAACGCATTTGAGTTTTTAGCTACACCTGCAGCAAACATTTTAGCAATGTATAAATCCATGTCTTCAATCGCTAAGGTTTCTTTGTACAATTCAAGTTCTAAATCACCAGCAACAGCTAACAAGTAATTTTTTAAGTTACCTAATACTGCTTTACCTTCAGGAACTGCATAAGATTGAACAACGTTTTCTCCATTTGGTAATGGTAGTTTTGTCCAAGCACCTGTTTGAGTATTTTGGAAGAATAGGTTAGGGCTAACTTTTGTTTCATAAGTTACAGGGTTAACGACCATTGAAATTTGACCGTTGATCATTTTTTCTTTAGCTAAAAGTGCACGTGGGCCACCTAAAGATTTTGGTGTTAACTCAGTAATAGATACTGTTTCTTTTGCAGGGTACACACCATCAACAGCACCACTTAATTTACGCATCATACCGATTGGTTTTAACTTACCATCTCCGTTAACAACGCCTTCTTCTAAAGTAGCCGTCATTACTTCACGCAAGAAAGTTGTCACGTATTGAGCTAACCATGCTGGACCTAATTTGAAGTAACCTTTTGGCAATGCGATAAAACCACTTAATTTACTTGCTTGTAAATCTAATGTTTTAAAAGCACCAATAAGAATCTGACGAATATCAGCAGGAATTACATCCCAGTAAGCTGTTTGTTCAGAAGGATCACTGTAAATATACTTAATCACTGCTTCAGTATATTGATTGTCAATTTGTGATAGTAATGGGTGTTCTTGAGAGATATCTTCCATAAGCGTTTCAATAATAGTAGTTGGGAAAGTTTCATCTAATCCATCAACTTTTTGTTTTTCAACTGCTTCAGCAAAAAATTTCTTTTCCTTTGAAGTCAATTGGAAACGTTTAGCACGTTTACCCATGATAGATTCATCAGCACGTCCATTTTCGAATAACGCTACTTCTTCTTGAACACTTGCTTTCATTGTGTCCGCCAAAGCTACTGAATAGTTTTCAAAAGCTTCTTTCTGTTTTACTTCATCATCCATATTTAAAGCGGCATACATCGCTTGAGTAGCTAACTGTAATGTCTTGCTCTTTTTATCTTTTAATTCAATTGTCATTTGATTATCTCCTTTTATTTGGCATTAAAAAACTTTACAAATATTGGCTAAAAGCCTTCGTAAAGTTATCTAAAAACGTATTTGGTTTTTTTATTTCATCATTTTTTTCTGGTTCTTGAGCTTCTGGTTTAGTTTCAATTGGTTTATCATCATCTACCTTAGCCTTTGCTGCATACTTGCTTAAAAGACTAGCTACTAAGTTACTTTCAAAATCAATTTCAGGTTCGATAGTTTCTTGTACTACATCGTTGGCAAATCCAAGCTGTTCAGCTTCTTCTGCAGTTAACCATGATTCGTTATCCAATAACTCAATTAATTCTTCCTCGGTGCCTTTAAATCTTTCCATATAGACATTTCGATAAGATTGCTCAAGCGATTCTAAAGCTTTTGCTTCTCTTAACAAATCTGTACGGTTACCAAACACGCCGGACCAAGGATTATGGATCATGTAGGTGGTGCCTGTTTGCATTACTAAAGTTTGACCACATAATGCAATTATTGAAGCAGAACTTGCTGCAATACCATCAATCACTACATCTATTTTTTCAAAATTATTCATTAAGAAATTACGAATAGCAACACCTTCAGTAGCATCGCCACCATAGGAATTAATATGAACTGTCACTTGATCTTTACTCATACCGTTGACAGTGAATTTCACATCATCTAAAGTAACTCCATTCCAATAATCACCAATATCACCATAAAGATAAAGTTTATTACTATCTGTAGTAACATTTGCTTTAATAGGATTTTCAACCATCATTTTTGCTAACTTTTTATTCAGTATTCTCACCCCCTCTCAGTTTTTCCATGTTTTTGGTCATGTAAAAATCATCCATCCCAGGTTTATCTATTCGTTCATACCCTCCAGCTTCACGTACATCATTCGGTGTAAATGTACTTGATCCTACAAGTTTTTCTGCAGGACCTCCAATATCAAAAATACTTATATAACGAAGCTTGACTATGGATGGGTTTAAACAACTACCTTTCATGAAATCAACTTCCTCAAAAAACTTACGGTTAATTTCATCAGTAATTTTTTCAACCATTGGCTGAATGACGTTTGAAATGTAATCATCTTTATGGTGGCTTGTGTCAGACATGTCACCATAAATTAAAGCTGGATGTATCCCAACAGCTTCAAGTACAGTATTCAAATATTCGTTAGAAACTTTGTTTAATTCATCAACTTGACTGCGAGTATTTTGTTCTCGACTTAGTTCTGTATACTCCATTCCATCTTGTACTGGAACAATTGCCTCTGAATTATTACTAAAAGATTTAAATATTTTATCTACAAATGTTTGTAAATAATCTTGTGCTTTTGCATTCTTCGCTAAATTACCTGTTAATTTTGCTGTGCCTCGAATTTGATTAGTACGCATAGCCACTTGAACTAAACGGTTAAATAACATTCCGTATGAGTCATCTAAATTCTTTAAAAGTGTTTTAATTTTAGTGTTGTTATAATTCAATCGAATTACTTTACTTTCAAAAAATGATTTATCAAATTCAAAGTCATCTTTTACTACTTTCGTATAGACGTTCTCTTTCAAAACATACTTTGTTACTTCAAAATCATCCGCAATAATAAATTGATCATCACTAGTCACGACAATTAAAACTTCTGTATCTTCAAATAATTTCCGGACAACTTCCTCCCAAAAATCAGTTGCATTTTGATTAATATTTGGTTGGACATTTAAGTGATAGTAAAGTGAATCAGGTTTATATTTCCCTTTTTCATATGTTTTCCAGTTAACCAATGACAGACTTCGTGCAATCCGTCCAACTACAACATCTATAGCTCGTTGCTTCATCAATGTAGTGTTGTAGTCATCATGAAGAAGAGATATTTCTTTAATGATATTGGCATCAGGGTTACGACTAAAATAATTAAAAACTCCTATTTTTCTCACCTTCTTTCATGGTATAAAAATAGCCGATACCATTTGGTAGCGACTTTCTTACTTAAATGTAAATTTAATATTTTCAAATTTCTTATAGGCATCAAAGTAAATTTCTTCTTTGTCGCCGTTGTAAGTCAATTCGTAGTACATACCATCACTTATTGGTGTACTTAATAACGCTTTGTTATTCTTTAATACTTTAGTACTCCAAACCACATAAACATCCTCTGGATTAATAACTTTATTGTCAGTTACATCTAAATGATTATTAGTATATTCAGCAACAATTTTTTTACATTTTTCAATAAATTCTTGTGAATCCATCTTTTCCCCACCTTATAATTTATTTAAATTAAATAATCTCTTTCTAATCTTCAACTATGATACTTGCAAGAAAAGGTTGTGGCCTGCCAATATCCATATAATTACCAAAAATACTTATGATATGCCATAACTGATCACGGTAATAACCATCTTTGGTTAATTTCAACTCAAATGGCCATTCTTTGTGATTAGGATTATACTTTTTGAGCATATCTTGCATTTCATAATGATGTGCTTCAAGAATAGTTTTGCCAAAATCCGTTAATTTAACTTTCACTGTTTGATTAACATTTAGTTCCATAATAACAACACCTTCACTAAAAATTAATGTCTCCAATAATAAACTCTTCTTGTTCATCTAATTCGTTAGCACGATACAGTGCATGTACCAAAGATTGAAAACCATCAGTTTTACGTTTTACTTCTTCTTTTTTAAGGAATACTTTTCCCGCTGACGTTTCCTTTACAAACACATTATTTGTATACCAACGCATTAAAGGATTGTCTCCAAATCTAAATTTATGATTTGCAAACCCATCTTCAATACGTGGAGCCATTAATGGATGAATCGATTGAGGTCTTTTAATTGGATCAACAATAAATCCTTCACGCTCCAGGAGCGGTCTTAAGATATCTAACTTAAAATTATCGGCTACTATTTTTTCAACTCCATATAATTCTCTAGCTTTTATAAACCAATTAACTACATGCATTGGATCTAGTGATGGTTCATCAATAACTTTCATTAATCCTTGTTTTTCCCATTCTTTAATAGGGGCTTTTTTACCCCCACCATTAGAATTAGAACTATTAGAATAACCATAATGCACATCGACAAAATGTTTTATGGCAAAACTGAACGTTTCAAATGAATATTCATCACCGTACTTAAACAAAAGTCCACATGCTGCAAAATCTCGAACACTACCAAAGTCTAAAGATCCAATAGGTGTAAGACCTTCTAAATCAAAGAACGGTCTATTGGTAGCCATAATTTCATCTTTACTGGCCACACTATGCTCTTGGTCGCCTTCAATGTAGTTCATTCTTTTAGTAACAAAGGCTGCACGTTTAGATGGTTCAAAAACAAGTTCTGTATATTCACTTTTAACTTTTCTTAATAATCTTCTACCTCGAGGAGTTAGAGGATTGCTAAATGCTGGATTAGCTTTTTCCCAATTAGTAGGGTCATCCATTTCTTCAATGGTGTCCAGTTCACAAATAAATGGAAATATTCCATTAAATTCTTCTTCTCCATTTAGGATAGCTTCACAACGATTATATTTACTGTCAAAGTAACCACCACGAACAAACCCTTTTGTTCCTATAAAAAATTGTCTACCCCATTGTGTTTTACCTAAACCACCAGATAGTACATCAACAATGTCTGAGTTTTCCATCTCATGAAATTCATCATAAATAACAGCTCCTTCACGTCCACCATCCAGTGTGCTTGAATTAGCTGCTACAAATAAAATTTCTGATTGTGTCTCTAAACTAGTAATACGAGATTTGTAAGCTTCAAATTCTCCAGGTACTCCATCATAATCTTCAGGAGGATGTGCATTTAAAGTTTCATGCCCTTTTTTTGTAATAACCAATCGTACATCTTTAGCAGAACGTTTAGCTTGTCTTTCAGAGTTAGCCGCTAGAGTGATATCGTATGCTTCTACGCCATGTAAGGAACTGATAAAGTAATGGGACAAAGTGGAAATAAAACCATTCTTTCCGGCTCCACGTCCTAATATAATAACAAATTCATCAAAAACTACTTCGTTATACTCTTTATCGAATAGAAATATAAACGGAACTAAAAACTTTTCCCATTCGTCTAAATCAAAATACCAATTTTCACTAAACTCTATATAATCAGTAATTTGTTGCTCGTCAAAATAATAAATATCATCCCTAGGCAGGATTTCTCTTTCTAAAAATTCTAACAACTTAACCCTTTTTTCATTTAATAATATTTCATTATTTTTATATCGCTCAATGTAAGATTCGATATATTCATTTTTTAACATTATTTTTTCAATAACCTATTTCGAGCTGGAGGTTTTCCATCATTTCTAGGTAGTAATTCAGTTAGTTGTCCGATAATCTCTTTAAAAGTTTTATCTCTATTGTCGTAGTTTTCTACGATTGGCCTTTTTCGATCATAAGGAAGTTGACTTTCTGATTGACTAAACTTTTCGTACTCGCCATTTTCAAGAATATCTTTCCAATTATCATCAAGAAGAACTTTAAGTCTAGCAGCTTGTGTAATAAGCCCTGTGACTAATCTTTTTTTCTTCTCCGGAATTTCATCAAATATTTCATATAGTCTTTTTTCTTCACTACTAACTAATTTTTCCAAAATTTCTACTCGATCATTCAACAAATAGAAAGGACTGATTTTCAAAGCTTTAGCAATCTTATTAATAACTTCTAAACTAGGCGACTTAGAGCCATTTTCAATAGCTTTGTAGTACGAATAAGAAACTCCTGTCATTTCAGAAACTTCTTTTTTGTTTAATCTTTTTTCTTCTCTTATTTTTTTTAAGCGAGTTCCAACTTCTAGTTTCAATTATTCATCAACTCCTTTCCATCGTTTTCCAAAAGGCCGGTACCTAGGGGGGAGGGGGGTAAATAAAACATGGTTTAGTCATTTAATTGACCCCATCCCGCTGTTGCGTTAAAAAAGTTATTTCGCAAATTTTTTAAAGGGGGTATTCAATCAAAAAAGTTTCTAATTCTTTCTTTTCTTTAGTGATTAAATCTAATTTAGTTTTATTTCTTAACAAAGCATTTTCCAATTCCACCTTATTTTTCTGGAAACTTTCTTCTGATTCATTAACAAGTTGAAGGCGATACTCAATTGTCTTCCTAACTGATTCATTCATTCTCCATCCTCCTATTGTTTGTTAATACCATTCATCTTCAATCCATTTGTTCTCTTTCTTTTTACCTTTAAACATACGATCATGTCTTACTTCATGATGATAGAAACAAAGCGTACGCAAGTTGCTTGGTTCAAGTGCCAACTCTGGATGAGTTTCAAGTTCTTTAATATGGTCCACTATCAATGTCGTATCTTCTTTAGATGTTACGATTCCTTTTTGTTTACACCATTGACACTCATAGTTATCACGTTTAATTATTTCAAGTCTTAACCTTCGCCACGTGCTTGCGTTATAAAACTTATCTCTATCTTCTTTAGTCAGTACGTTAAGCAATAGGCTATCACCAACTCTCACGATAATTTCTTTGTTTATTATTTTGTACAAAAAAAGCACCCACAATTAAGTGTATGCTTTTTACCAATATAGCTTTTGCAACTCGCACCATGTGCATGTCAGTCGCTTAATTAACTTGAAGAAAGACGTAACGAACAATAAAATTAGTTTAATGTGACTTCCTACGCTTTCTTCACACTAGAATCATACAACACTTTTTATAGAGAACTCGTGCAAACTCGTGCAACATTATGAATCTACTTGTATTTTTTTATTCTTCAGTAATTGTTTATTAAACTCATCCGCTATTTCATTACGCCACCTATACAATGTACTAGCATCTACATTCAACTTAGCAGCACAACGCTTTGGATGTCCTCTATAAGGTCCTTTCCTGTTTATGTAGAACTCCTTCATAGCTTCTTGTAAGTGTTCAGGTAGTGCTGCATAAGTCCTTTCAATTGCTTGGCCTATATTAACGTATTTGTTTAAATCCTCATTCTCATCAATTTTGATAAGCGTGCTCAATAACTTATCGTTATCTCCTCCAGAAGATTTTCCTCCACCCACATTATTATCAGCTAGTTGATAAGGATAACGAATAGATAACTCTAATTGCTTAGCCTCTTTTAAATACCATTTATACTTGGATAGCTTTACTTCAAGCTCTTTAAACTTATCAGACAAATAGGTCACCTCTTGTTTTTTAATTTAGTAAACTGTTCTTGATTCATCAATATCCCTGAGACGTGTTGCTTATCTGCAAATGCTTTGTGCCCTATTGATTCTGCTTCTTGATAGTGATCCTTGCACAAGCACATCAACTCATGTCTTCCTTGTACCTTCTTAGCTCCTGTAGTATTCATTGGATAAACCATGCCTGTTTGCCAACAGACAGCGCACTTTCTTTTATATAAACATTTAATCAATTGATGCTTAAGGTCCTCAGCTAATTCAATTGGTGGATCAGATAAAGGTACGCCATACTCTAAACAGAAATCTAAAAGAAATGTAATGAACTCACTTGCTATAGTTACTGTACAGTCACCAGTTAACTCACTGGTGCTGAACTCATCAATTCCTTTCGATTTACAAAATATTAATTTCATATCTTCTTTGATAGATTCAATGTCATATGCATTTCTTCCGCCACCTGAACTCTTCACTATATCGCTTAATATGGCATGTATCTTCTTTCTTTGCTGAGCTGTGATGATTCGGTTATCAAACAAGGTAAACTCCCCGTACAGCTCTCCTTTGCTATTTGTATAACGTTCTAACTGATAACCGATAATTGGTTCATCTAACGTAATCAATAGTTGTTGCTGACCTTCTTTATTAAATACAGTACCCGTTACCTTTGATAATATGTTCGTTGCATTCTCTACTTTTGTTTCCATTCGTTACACCTCACTTTAAAAAGGTAAATCATCATCACTGACATCAATAGGTTGTCCTGTCCGTTCAAATGGATCATAGTTATTTGATGAATCATTATTTGGTGATTGATGTGTGCTAGGCTCATCCCCGTAGTTATAGTTGCTAGACTGTTCATTTCTAGTATTGCTGCTAGATTGATTATTATTGTACTGATTACTATTATCTTTGTTCGAGTCTTTACTTTTCGGTTCTAATAAAGAGAATGATTCTACAATCACTTCAGTTACATATATCCTTTGGCCTTGCTGATTATCATAACTTCTTGTTTGAATCCTACCTTCAATACCAACCAATGCGCCTTTACGTGTGAAATTAGCCATACTTTCAGCTGATTTACGCCATATAACACAATTGATGAAGTCAGCATCACGTTTACCTACTTGATTTGTAAAAGATCTATTTACAGCGATAGAGAATGTTGCTACCGCTGTACCATTGGATGTGTACTTTAAATCAAGGTCTTTTGTTAATCTTCCGACCAGCACTACATTATTGATCATTTACCAAACCAACCTTTCAACTTGCCTTTTAACTTATTCCATTTACTAGGTTCTTTTACTATAGAATTTACAGCACTTTTTAATTGCTCTTCTGTTGAAAATGCTGTGGATGAATAAGTTAATCCTTTAACAGTAGTTTTAATTTCACGGTGACTTTCCGGTGTAACCAGATGAATATTACTAACATCAAAAGTTTCTGCATTTAATACCCCTGTGGTGATTCTTTCTTTAGTACCTAATATATTTTTATCTAGATTATCAATACTATCTGTATCTAATTGTAAATTATCTAACTCAGCAATATGTTTGAAATACGTTTCTGGTTCCTCTTTTGGCATCTTGCCATGTCCTGCAGACAAAATGCTCCCTGTTTCATCTGAATTAAAAAAAGTATGATTAGCTTCGTGATTTTCCAAAGAGTATCTTAGTGAGTCGATTGAATCAACTGATTCCATTGCATCAATTAAATTCATAAACTGATGAACAATGACATTATCTGCATATAAGCTCACTATTTCCCCATTAATTATCTTAGTGCCCTCTAAAAAAAATATTCCATTCTTGATTTTTAAATTAGTCTTCAATGAGTTCAAATCTTTTGGTCCACATTTTAAAAGGTAATCATATTCAAATTGAGTTAATACTTCCTTTTTACTTTGCAGCTTATCCATAATACGTTTATTAATCTTATTCTTTATACGTTTATTCATTCATCTTCACTCCATCCGTTATCTTTTTTTAATAGATCTAACTCAAATTTATAGCCATTAGCTGTATTCTGCCATTCCACCAAGTCACCTTTAACATCCTCGATTTCTTTCTTAGCAGCATCAATATTCTTTTGTTTTTGTTCGATTTTGTATTCATTAACAGTATTAACGAATTCCAAACGTGCATTATCAACCAGCAGATAGATTAAACCGATGAGCATGCCTATTACTATGAGCGCTGGTACTGCTGTAATCAGTATATTTTCTATTTTTAATCTCATGATTTATCCGGAACCTCCTCTGTTTAATAAACTATAAATATTTCGCAATCATTGCTTGATGAATACTTTCAGCAAAGTTAACTGCTATTGTGTCCTCAAATGCTCTATCATCTGAGTTTAATAAATCTAATAACATATCTTCTTGTAGCCTTTTCCATTCTTCATTATCAGCATCTTGTTCTGAAATCCCGAACTTACTGAGAATAATTACAGTTGCTTTTTTTGAGACGTTATTTAAATTGATCGTTCTTGAAGCTTCTAAACTCATTCAGCATCTTCCTCCAATTCAGCAACTCTGTGTCTTACTTCAGCAAACATAGATCCTAATTGCATTAAAGCTCGGACTGGATCTTGTTCAATAGAAATCTCCCATTGTTTCAAACATTTTTCTGAAAATTCTTTTTCTGTTTCTTCTCCAGTAAATTGAACAAATTCCATTTATTTGTCCTCCTGTGCTTTTATAAAATTATTAGCAAAACTCAATTGCTGATGTATATAAGGATCATCATGTTTACCACCAGTCGAAAGCCAATCTCCACACCGTTGATTGATGTCTTTTAAAACTGGTAATGGTAATAAGTGTGAAATTGATGCTAGTTCATCCATTGCTGACATCTGAATCACTCCAATTTATTTTTTGTATTCCCATTCAAATCCATAACTGGTCTTTTGTTTCTTTCTAGCACCTGCAGCAATCCCACTTGGATGTACTCCTAATGCTTTACCAGCGTCTTTAACAGATGCGAATTCATTGATGACTACACCATTCTTAATTTGCAAAATACTTTTGCTTGTATGATGATTAATTTTCTTCATATTTTTAATTTCTGGAAACTCATCACCTGCGTACTTCCATCTGTAACCTAAAGAAGAATCTGTTTTTTTTCTTAAGCAATGAGGTATGCCAGAATGCGCAATATTGAAATGCTTATTAGCTTCTGCAATTGAATCAAAAGAATTAATATAAACGCCATCCATAGTCCATTGTTCTATTCGTCTTTTTGGTGTTCTAATTCTCTTTTTCTTAGGTGCAGCATTTGGGTCAACTTCTTTTTTAGGTATATTACGGTATCTCTTTAACACTTGTTTAGTTACTTTTACTTGATGGCCATCTTTTACCATATCTTTGAATTTAACTACGGTACGTTCTCTTTTGCTGATTTCTACTACAGCACTATGATCATAAATAATTTCTATTCTTGCTTTGAATATTCCTTTTGCTTGTGTCTGACATTCAACTACATCACCAACGGTTACATTTGCTACATCAATATTTCTATCGCTGTATGTTTGAGTGTTAGTCACTCTGCACCCTCCTTTAAGTATCCGAGTTGTTTCGCGTATTTTTGAACTTCTTGCATCATCCCTACTGAATATCCCCAATGAGTACAATACAATCCGCTATACCCATTATTTCCATTGGTATATTTACCAGTACGTATAAATTCGCTAAAATCCAATACCAATGCATTTAAAGTTCCACCATGACTGAATCCTTTTTCAAGATGCTTATAGCTATATGCATAAAGAACATCTTTCGTGTACTCGTCTACATAATAAATTCGATTATTGATAATCTTGAAATACCCATATTGACCATCTGGTTCATAATAGAAAAATTTCCTTCCAACTGAGCCGATATTTTTAATTATCTTATTAATAATTTCAACCCTTTCTTCTTTTGTTGAATCCATGATTTATTCCTCCTAACCAACAAGTAATTTGTATTCTTCGCCATTAGACAAGAAATAAACATCATTAACTAAATCTGTCTTATTCATTTCTTCAAGTGTTTCATCAACTTCTTCAAGAAGACTTTCCATAGATCCATACATACCTATGAATTGCTTACCACCCTTTACCTTTGCAAAAACAAAAATTTCTTTCACAATAATTCCTCCTAGTCATCAATTAATAGTGGACCACTTAGCATGTTTGTATAACTTAATTTCAGCTTTTGGTGTGATTCTAAAATAATCTATTGATCCAAATTCATTTTTTGCATCCATTTGAAGCTCATCTTCAATTGGATAAGATGTTACTGGAGTATAAGCATTAAGTATTAAGTAGTCTTCCAGTGTTTCCTTCATTTCTTTCTGTTTAAGTACCATCTGACTAGCTCCTTTTAAGTTAGTGTTTACTTCAATTCATTCTTGTTAGATTTATAAAGAAAATTGATGATGCCACTTTCAAACTTCACTCTAAATTCTTGAATGTCGCTTTCTTTTAAATGTTTCCGGCCATAGAGCTCTTTCATGTCTCTCCAATTTACCCAAGGTATGCGGTAGAAGTTTTTAAAGTTGAAACTGACCAGGATGAAGCAGACGGCTCCGAACTTGTCATAGCTTCTTAAGCTATTAATCTGTTCTGTAGATAATCGACCATAAGGCATTGTTTCTGTATTCGTGTGTTTTGCTTCAAACATGACTGATTTACCGCCCATCAGTATGCCTTTATAATCTGCTTGCGCTTGTTTTATAAAGACTGCGATAAATTTCCCTGGTTGACCTGGCATTGATTTTAGAGGTTTCATTGGTTCTGGAGTCTTTTGTATATCAGCTACTCCAATTCGTTTATAATAGGCTACTGTTGCATCAATATATGATTCGAATGCTGCACCTGTTGCTTTTGATTTTCTCCCTTGTGCTACTCGTTTAGGACTTTTGACTTTAGTTAATGCTGCATGGGCCGTTGGATCCGGATAATGTTTTGCGTTAAATTTATCTATACTCATATGTGCTCCACCCTTAAGAATATTAGTTGTTGTTGTATTCGATACTCTTCTTCAAGCTCTTTGGTAAACCGATGTACTGAACCATCTAAGAAACAGATATAAACATATCTCATGCTTCTGCTCTCCTATTCTGTATTCTTGCAAGTCGTTCATTAAAAGCTGCTTTATCCTCTGCACTCATTGGCTTTTCTTCAACTTTTTGATTTTCTTCTTTTGCCCAATCTGGTAATGTTTCTTTTCTCAATGGTGCTTTGTTGAAATTATTTCTAGGTGCTGCTTTCTTAGCTTGTACCTCAGCTTCACGTTTCTTTTCTAATGCATCAATATCCTCAACTGATTTAACACCTTTGTCTTCCCAGTTCTTTAAGATTGTATTTACATAAGCGTATTTCCTAACTCCCTGATCACTGGCAACCTCAATTGCTTTTACAACGATTGATTCATTACCTTCAAAGTCTTTTACCCAATGTTCTAATTTCTCAATTGTCAAAGGTGGAATCATTCCGAATCCGGTTTGTTCCCAGGTAGTGATGAAATTTGGCTGTTTCTCTGAAGCGGGTTGTTGTTGTTTATTTTTAAGACTGTTATTAATAGAACTGTTATTATTAAAACTGTTATTATTAGTGCCGTCATTATCCATGCATGGGCTATCCAACGTTGGGTTATCCATGCATGGATTTTGACGTGTTGGTTCATCCATCACGTCATTTTGAAGTGTTGGTTGATAATTTATAACGCTATTTATTGTGTAGACATTACTTCCCCAAGAGCCTTTACTAGTGCGTTCTCTCTTCACTTCGATGTAGCCTTTTTCTACTAAAACCTTCTTGTGTTTATGGAATCTGTTCTCTCCGATATCTAAGTCGTTACATATAAGACTCACACTTGGAAATGCTGACGTTCCGTTACCAGCGTAAGAGCTGATATAAGCGTATATAGCTTTTGCTTCAATGGTTAAGTCCTTATCCTTCATGACTAGTTTAGGTATGATCCCATAGCCTAGAGATAGTACACCTTCAATTTTTATCTTGTCTTCCATTTCACTGCACCTTCACTTTCATTTTTTGAATATTAATGATAAAATGTTTGTAATATTATTAAATAAATCTTTTTATTCGCCTAACAAATATGCCAATTTGTTAGGCTTTTTTATGCTTAAAATATCCAACCTAGTATTAAGATGATTGCGCTGAAAAATATAGCTTTAAAAAATAATTTGTACCAAAACTTACTCTCTTCATCAATTTCATCAGTACCCCAAAAATAAAGAGTACTTGCACTAATTAATCTTTCAGTTACTTCGTTAAACATCTACATTACCTACCTTTCTATGTCGAATGATTAATACCTCTTTTTTGCCCGCCCGGCAGTTGATTAATTAAATTTAGTATTTTTTCGAATCCATTCTTCTACTTGCCTTTTCGGATACCTTCTCCCGTTCTTTCCAAATTCAACAAAGGGAAATCCTTTCTTGTATAAAAAGAACTCATCAGCGGTTTTTGTATCACATTTAAGAATTCTTTCGCATAAGTCTTTTTTAGTAAGCAGCTCATCATCACTGTATTTAGTTTCAATTGAATTTTTAATCTGAGGTAGTGATACTTCCAAGAACTTACTAGCCATCCATTCAAAGAATTTGTTCGTAGACATAGAATCAAATTGGATGTTCATGATCTATCCCTCCTCTTTTTTCTGCTCAGTTCTAAATTCATCTAAACTAATTCCTAACACATCTGCTATCTTACAAACTGTACTGAATCTTAAATCATTTGCTCTTCCACTCTTTAGTTCGTAAAGAGTATTTTGAGCAATATTAGCCTTTTTTGTTAGTTCATAAATAGTTAGATTTTTTTCTTTTAACTGTTTATCTATTTTCCACCACAAATTCATAGGCTCCCTCCCCAAACCACTATATATAGTGGTTTATTTTATTGTTTAACACAACATAATGTGTTATATTGCTTTTATAAGGAATGTCTTCGCCAAAAGTGATTCCTTCAAAAATATTTAAAATACAAATGAAAAGTGGTGAATACAATTATGGGAAAGAACCAACATGTAGTACCTGATCCAAATGGTGGCTGGAATGTTAAAGGTGCAAATAACACTAAAGCTACAAAACACACTGGAACTAAAGCTGAAGCTGTAAATTTAGCTAGAGAAATCAGTAAGAATCAAAACTCCGAATTATTTATACATGGTAAGAATGGGCAAATTCAAAGTAGAGATAGTTACGGCAATGATCCATTTCCGCCAAAAGGTTAATTGTAAATTTTAAGAAAATTTGAATGAAATGAGGTGATTGTTATATGGTACGAGTTAAAGTGAAAATTAAAACTCCGAGCAAGTCACAAATTAAACGAGATGTTAATAGAGCGATTCGCAAGAATCTTATTTGCCCTAGCTGCGGTCATAAGCTTCCGACTACTTATGCAAGTCGGACTAAATGTTCGAGATGCGGACAAGAAATTTCAATAAACATCTAATCAACAAATTCGATTTCAATGTATTTATGCATAACCTTCGCGGCTACTCCAATTGCTGTGAGGGTTATTAGTATTCCTGCTATTTTTTTCATCGTTTACTCTCCTCTGCTGTTGGAAAGGCATCATCATCTTCTAAACCTAATACAAGCATTCTTGTAGCTGTAGATGGCTCCCAATCATCAATTAGGTCAATAACATTATCAAAATGCTTTTCTCTTAACTGTGCTCTTGTCCTTACTCCCGAAACTTCTGCAACTGCTTTATTTAAATCTTTATATAATAAAGCTAGTTGCTCTTTATTCATGGTCCATTTTCTTTCCTTGCCAACTTGTCTTACCTTTTGCGAGATACGTCTTCCAATGTAGCTATATTTACCTGGATCAATTGAAGTGTTTTCTTCTAAATTCACAACTCTATTTTTAACGTCTTCAACTTCTTCTTTAGTTTCTTCAGTCGCTTGTAACATCAATCTAAGTGCTAGGATTGGGTCCTTTGAAACTTGATACCCTCCAGTCTTGCGAATGGAAGGAATAACATCATGAGTAATCCATCGTTTAAAAACTTTAGCTTCTGCCTTCCGACTTGATAAAACTAAGTTATACAATCCGAATTCATTAACGATTGAATAATTTCTGATTTGGCTGCCGTCGGTTAAACCGACAGTAGCTTTTTCATCATCATCAAGCCTGCCAACTGCATCACGACTATTTGAAATATCCAAAATATCACAGACATCTTTAGCGACAAACCAAGGATCATCATCAATTAATTGAGTTCTTATTTCGGTCGATTCAAATTTAAAAATTTGTAGTTGCGACATGTCATCACTCTCCTTTATTTTAAAAATCAAATCAGGTTTTATCTTTTTCTAGAATAACGCTAAAAGCGGTATCTTCTCCAAAAAAAATATAGTCCTGAGGAATGTTATAGACCTTTTCAATTTTCTCTATAGTTTCATAATCTAACTTACTACTATCTTTTTCATACGATCTTAAGGTATCTCTGCCCATACCCAGCTTGCTAGCTGCTTCTCTCTGAGACCAACCCTTTCTTGTTCTCAAACTGGCTAAAGTAAATTTTAAATAATATGGTATTTTTTCCTTTGTAGTCATATTCTATAACTCCTTTCTTAATTGATAATTTCATTATATACCGCTTTTAGCGTTAAAGCAACTATTTTAACGCTAAAAGCATGTTTTTTTCTTCTTTTTGCTAGCATTGTAATGCTTAATGCGTTATTATAATATTATCAAATACACAAGAGGTCTTTAAAGGAGACGTAAAAAATGAATGAAGATATAAAGATTATTTTTTCTAAAAATTTAAATAGGTTAATGGAATTAAAAAGAGAAACAGCAACTGAAGTATCTGAAAAAACAGGTATTGCATACTCAACAGTTAATGACTGGAAAAACGGAAAGAAAATGGCCCGCGGTGGCAATTTACAGAAATTGTCTGATCATTTCGGGGTTAATATTTCTGATTTGACATCAGAAAATAGTGCACATCAGATGATTGTTAACAAACCAGCATTCATAGAACTAAAAGGAAAAGTAGCAGCAGGTTTACCTTTAGAGATGTTCGATGTACCAGAATTAGTCTCAGTTCCTTATGAAGTAAGAGAAAGATACCCTAATTCTTACCTTTTAGAACTTAAAGGCGATAGCATGAATAAATTGTTTATGGATGGATCTTATGTATTAATTGATCCTTGTGATAATTTAGAAAATGGAGAAATAGGCGTAGTTCGAGTTAATCATACTGAAGCAACTCTAAAGAGATTTTACAAATTAGGCGATGCTATTATGTTGCAACCTGAATCCACTAATCCAGATCATCAAAATCAAACTTACGATTGTAGTGAAGGTGAATGTGAAAGCATATCAATATTAGGGAAATTAGTTTGGGCTATGACTCCAATTGGTATGAAATTTTAGAAATTAGGAGGGAAAAATATTGGAATTACATGATATTAGATGTCCAAGATGCAAAGTTAATGTACTAGGTGAAGGTTTTTGTCGAGAATGTGGAGAAGGAATAATATATTCAAATGAAGCAATAGTTACATTAGAAAATAGCGGTTATCAAATAGATGAAAATCATAAGAGTGTTGAAGCTTTTAGGAAAAGTCAAATTGACCAAAATTCTTTTACAAAGATAGGAAATACGCTGGAAAATATTGGTAACGGTGGACAAAAAATAGGAGCCACCATGAATAGTTTTGGTAATTCTATGATCTTAGGGTGTACGATACCTATCCTTATTCTTTTTATACTAGGTGCAATTCTGTTTTAATAAAAAGGAGCGATAATATGACTGAAAATAAAATTATTACTTTTGTTATAACAAAGAAATATGAAAAATATGAGGATTTACAATAGGATTAATCTCCGCATACAAATAACTAAAAAATTTGGAGGATAAAAGGATGAAAAAGTTATTTCTAGGAATAATAGGGGTCATATTACTATCAGCTTGTAGTAATAATGGGATTAACGAAGATAATGCTGAAAAAAGTGCTAAATATATCAATCAAAAACTTTCTATAGCAAATGAGGTTGAAGAAAGACAAGAAGAATATTTCAATGAAATTATGAACGTATATAAAATTGGGGAATTTACTACTGTAATACCAAACAAAGAATCAGGAATTGAACAGATAAATTTCAGTAATGTAGATAAAGTAGATATTTCTAAGATATTAGAATTATTTGAATTCCCAGAATCCGAATCTATTGATTCTTTAATTGAAAACTATTATTACGATATTGCATCAACTGGATCCTATGAAGCAAATGAAGAATTTGTCATTTATGAAGATTTAGGTATTTCTACTTCAGTAAAGAGCGAAGTATTATTAGATGTTTTAGGAGAAAAACCTTTTATGTTAACAGTTTTATATAACGAAGAAAGATTTGATGAATTTAAATAGAAGGAGTGATAATCCATGACTGAAAACAAAATTATACCTTTCGATATAACAAAGAAATATAAAAAATATGAGGATTTAGAAGCAGAAGATTTTGTTAACTTTGATGATATATCTGCCCCATTGTTTGATTCAGTCTATGTAGATAAATATAATAACACTGTTGGCAAAACTAAGTCTGGTATAGAAGTATTAATATCTAAAAATAAGGAAGAGGTGGATTAAAATTCAAAGTTTAATTACATTAATTATTGCATGTGGTTTAATTGCAGGAATAAAAAAATATATTTTAGGATAAACGGAGGAATTAATTTTGACTAAACAATTAAGAGATTTTCTTTATATTGACGAGGATATTGTAGAAAATCTATATGCCCAACTTTACCAAAAAGAAATTGTAGAACAAATATTTAATGATTCATCACAATCTGGTATTTCTCAAAATAATTCTGAAACAACTTCATCAACAGATGGTATTAAACCCTCTGTAACAGCTAGTGCGGTAGTTTTAAAAGCACAAATTTCTGGGTCTTCTTCAATTACAGATACAAATAAAACCGCAGTAGTTACTTCAGAATCACAAGGAGTGTCAGAATCAACTAAATTTGCATTAAATAGATTTAAATATTCTGAAGTAATAGATTCTTTAAGAGATAAGGGATTATTAAAAGATAAATATGATTTCCAAAAGTATGATTTTTTAGAAATAGAAAACAATTTCAGATACTTTGATTACGATCAACATACAGATATTTATGATCATGAAGGAATGTTAATATTGCTTTTTGCAAATTATTATATTACTCATGATAGAGAGATTACTTATGATAAGATAATTAGCGATTTGTCAGCTGCAAAAGTAGCTGTTAAAAATATTAAAAAGTTATCTTTCTTCGAAAATCAAGCGGACGCAAAGGAGTTTATAGCAATATATGCATCTTCTCTTAATTTTAGACGTGTTGGATTAGTTAGTATTCATTTAAATAAAATATTTAAAAATAACGTACTATTTTTTTCAAAAGAAAACGATCTGGTAATATGTAATAAAAATTTCTTAAAAACGGATACTTTACTATTAACTTTATCTCAAAACGTTTCTGCTAAAGTAATTGGAAAAGTGATAAATGATCCTACTTTGATAATGGATACAGGAGATGTAAGTAATTACTTTACTGACGATGAAAGACTAACATCAGACTTAATAAACGCAGGTGCAAGCTTTTTAGTTATGAATTATTTACAAAATTTTTACGGCCTAAAAAAAGAACTACCTGTAAGAATTATACAGGCAGTTAGTGTTGAGTATTTTTTAATTTAATTATGCTTCATTTGTTCTCTAATTCTGTGTTGCATCTTTTTATTATCACTTTTCATTTTTTCATAGTCAATTTTATGATTAGCAATTGTGGATTTGTTAAGATTTGAGAATTTTGCATGATGTTTTTCTTTTTCATGTTTTGATACAGCAATCTGATTTAATAGATTTATTGATGTATTTTTAATAGTCTTCATCATGTTCTCACCTCCAAATGCAGTTTATATTACTAACATTTAAACACCACTCTCCCCGACCAAAGTTTGAGTGATGCAACAATTAAGAATCCCTACTAAAGGTCTTTTTTCTGTACCTTTATATTAGCATAAAAAAGTTGTTTAAACCAAACTCTTTTTGTAAGCCCCGCCCGGCGATCGAAAGGAGAATGAACATGGTAAAAACAGTTAAAACAAAGCATCGAAACATTTACAAATATGAAACAAAAAAAGGCAGCAAATACCAGTTGCGGTTTAACGTAACGATTAATGGAAAAAAAGAAGAATTTTCAAAAGGTGCACTAAATAGCATTGCTGAAGCAAAATCCCTTTATAATGAATGGATATATAAAATTGATAATGATTTATTAGAAGAATCACAGTCCATAATTAAAGAGTACACTTTAATTGAATACTATGAAAAAATGAAAGAATTCAAACTAGCTGCATCACTTTGGAATAAGAATACATTGGAAACAAATGACGATAGATTCAATAAAGTGGTAGAGCCATTTGGGGCTAAAAAGCTGTCCGAAATCACAAGAATCGATTACCAAAAATGGGTTAATAATCAGTATACAGAACATGACTATAGTCAAGCAACTGTAGAAGGTTACCATAGATTATTTATGTCCGTTTTGAATGATGCTGTCGCTGAAGATTACCTGGATAAAAACAGACTACTCAAAGTTAACTTAAAAAAACAAGGCTACAAACCTAAGAAAAAGATTGTAAATATTGAAGAGTATTATACTTTTATAGATACTGCTGAGAATGTTCTTCCTAAAGACACTTATACAATGGTTTATCTAGGATCATATGGTGCTAGACGCGGAGAAATATACGGAATTAAATTGAATGCTATTCATTTCTTTGAAAGAGATGGTGTAGAAATTGCACAAGTAGACTTGTTTACTTCAAGAACTAGAAAGTATAAGGAAGGAAGTAAGACTAAAACCGAAAAAGGGGAACGGATAATTATTGTTGATTCTTACGGTACTAAATTATTGAGAGCTCAGATTAAGTATGCAAAAAAAATTAAAAAGAATTTAAAATCTATCTTACATCAAAATGATTTTATTTTTATTGATTCCGAATCAGGCAATCCTGTTCATTTACAAAAAATGAATGAAGCAATGGACATTGTAACAAAAAAATCAGGCGTTAAAATTTCACCTCATATGCTCCGTCATCTATTCGCTAGTGCCTCAGACATAGTTGGAGTTGATGGAGACTCATTGAGAGCGTTTATGGGCCACGAGGATGAAGCAATGACGAAACATTACACTCACGCTACTAAAGAATCAGCTATCAAAGTAATGGAACAAACTTCATCCATATTGCATCCGGCAAGGATTTAA